ATCAATTTTTCGGGTGCGCGAAATTGATGGGGAGGGGGGTCTTGAGCGAGGTGGATCGATCGGCTGTGCGGTACGCCTTCGAGCGCGTGGATGTCTCCCGGCTCGTGCCGTTTGCGCGGAACTCTCGCACCCACAGCGCCGAGCAGATCGGCCAGCTCGTTCGATCGATCCAGGAGTTCGGGTTCACCGCCCCGGTGCTGATCGACGAGGGGGGGGGCATCGTTGCGGGTCATGGGCGCGTCATGGCGGCCAGGGAACTGCGACTCGAAGAGGTGCCGTGCATCCGCCTGGTCGGGCTCAGCGACGCTCAGCGTCGCGCCTACGTCATCGCCGACAACAAGCTGGCGCTCAACGCCGGGTGGGACGAATCAATGCTGGCCGGTGAAGTTGCGTCGCTGGCGGATGCCGGCTTCGATCTCGGCCTGCTCGGCTTCAGCGCGCCGGAGCTGGCGGCGATCACCAACCCGGGAAGCGCCGGCCTGACGGACCCCGACGAGGCTCCGCCCGCGCCGGAAGTTCCAGTGACCCGTCTCGGCGACGCCTGGCTGCTTGGCGCGCATCGCATCGTGTGCGGCGACTCGACAGACGCTGCTGTCGTTGCCGCAGCGCTGGCCGGTGTGAAGCCGCAGCTGATGGTGACCGACCCTCCCTACGGCGTCGAGTACGACCCGCTTCATGCTCGCGCAACCGGCACCGCAGCCGGTAAGGTCTTGAACGACACCCGTTCCGACTGGCGCGAGGCCTGGGCGCTGTTCCCAGGCGCTGTTGCCTACGTCTGGCACGCAGCCCTGCGTGCCAAAGAGGTCGTTGAAGGCCTGGAGGCCTCGGGGTTCTCCTGTCGCGCTCAGATCATCTGGGACAAGACCCGTCCGATCATGTCCCGCGGCCACTATCACTTCCAGCATGAGCCGTGCTGGTATGCCGTGCGCAAAGGCGCGCCGGCAAATTGGGCCGGTGATCGTAAGCAGTCCACCGTGTGGGCTATTAAGCATCGCAAGAGCGAAACCGGCCACGGCACGCAGAAGCCCGTCGAGTGCATGAAGCGCCCGATCAAGAACAACTCCAGCCCAGGCCAGGCCGTGTACGAGCCCTTCAGCGGCAGCGGCACCACCATCATCGCCGCCGAGATGACCGGCCGGTCCTGCCACGCCATCGAGCTCTCGCCCGCCTATGTCGACGTCGCCGTCAAGCGCTGGCAGTCGTTCACCGGCAAGCAAGCTACCCACGCCGACACCGGCGAGCCGTTCCCGATCTGAACCCATGCGCGGACGCAAGCCCACCCCCACGCACCTCAAGCTGGTGCGCGGCAATCCCGGCAAGCGTCCGCTGCGCATGGACGAATTTCGCCCTGGCGCGCAGATCCCGCCCACGCCGCGTCACCTGAAAGGCGAGGCGCGCAAGGAGTGGCGCCGCGTCACCGAAGAGCTGCACCGCTACGGCATGATCTCCGCCGTTGATCGCGGCGCGCTGGCCATGCTCTGCACGCAGTGGGGCCGCTACGTCCAGGCCGAGGAGATGATCGACAAGGCCGCCGCCTCGGCCCCGGGCTCCTTCGGCCTGTTCGTCAAGTCGCCGAACAATTTTCCGATCCAGTCGCCATGGCTCGCCGTCAGCAACAAGGCCATGGAGCAATACAAGGCCTTCTGCGCCGAGTTTGGCCTCACGCCCGCGTCGCGCGTGCGCGCCGCGCCCATGACCTCGCAGCTCCAGTTGCCCGGACTGGAACTCGATCCCACGGCCCCGGCCGGTGGATTCTCGACCTTCTGACCGGCAATGCGCGACTACGCCGCCATCGCACTCGGCTACGCGAAGGACGTGCTTGCGGGTGCCGTCCCGGCCTGCCGCTGGGTGCGCCTGGCCTGTCAGCGCCACGTCAACGACCTGGCGCGCGCAGATGCCTGCGAAGACGCCTTTCCCTACGTCTTCAACCCCGAGCTGACCGCTGCCGACAGCGGACGCACCTACCGCCCCGGCGACCGCGTCTGCCATTTCGCCGAACTCATGCCCCACGTCAAGGGCGACTGGGCCGCGCGCGGCGAGCTGATCCACCTTGAGCCCTGGCAGGTCTTCGTGCTGGCCAGCATCTTCGGCTGGGTGCACCGCGTCACGCACAAGCGACGCTTCCGCAAGGCCGACCTCTTCGTGCCGCGTAAGAACGCCAAGAGCTCGCTTGCTGCCGTGATTGGCCTCTACCTTTTCTCCGCCGACGGCGAGTACGGTTCCGAGGTGTACAGCGGCGCCACCAGCGAGCGCCAAGCGGGCGAGGTGTTCAACCCTGCGCATCAGATGGCAGACGTAACGCCGGAGTACCGTCTGCGTTTCCGGGTGCTCGTCAACGCAAAAAGCCTGGTGGTGCTCGACACCAACAGCAAGTTCGAGCGCCTGATCGGCAAGCCGGGCGACGGCGCCAGCCCGCACGGCGCTATCCACGACGAGTACCACGAGCACCCGACCACCGAGCAGTACGACGCCATGGCCACCGGCATGGGCGCGCGCAGCCAGCCGCTGCAGCTCGTCATCACCACCGCCGGCATCAACATCGGCGGGCCGTGCCACCACCACCAGAAAGAGCTGGAGAAGATCCTCGAGGGCGCCGTGGTCGACGAGGCGCGCTGGGGAATCATCTTCACCATCGATGCGGAGGACGACTGGACGGAGCCCGGCGTCCTGGCCAAGGCCAACCCCAACTACGGCGTCAGCATCAACGCCGAGCAGCTGCACGCCGACCACGCTGCGGCCGTGCGCGATCCGCGCAAGGCCACCATCTTCCGCACCAAGCACCTCAACCAGTGGGTCGGCGCCGCGCACTCGTGGCTCAACCTGCCCAACCTGATGAAGTGCGTGGACCGCACGCTCACCGAGGAGACCTTCCGCGGCGCCGAGTGCATTGCCGGCCTCGACCTGGCCAGCAAGACCGACGTGGCCAGCAAGGTCAAGGTCTTCGAGCGCGAGGTCGACGGCGTGGCGCACTACTACGCCTTCTGGCGGCACTGGCTGCCCGAGGCCGCGGTGCTCAAGCCCGAGAACGACCACTACCGCGCCTGGCGCGAAGGTGGCCACCTCGACGTGACGCCGGGCAACATGATCGACCTGCCGCGCGTGCAGGACGCGGTCGAGGCCGATGCCGAGCACTGCGTCGTGCGCGAGGTCGCCATGGACTCCTGGGGCAGTCGCGAGATCGCGCCCGGCCTGCAGCAAAGCGGCTTCACCGTCGTCGACGTGCCCATGCAGACCCGCCACCTCAGCGCGCCGATGAAGACCATCGCTGCGCTCGTCGACGCCGGCCGCTTCCACATGCCCGACGACCCCGCGGCCCTGTGGATGCTGTCCAACGTCGAGTGCGTGGAAGACCGCAACGAGAACGTCTTCCCGCGCAAGCCCAAGCCCGAGCTGAAGATCGACGCGGCCGTCGCGCTCATCGTCGCCTTCAGCCGCGTCGCGCTGCCGGAGCAGCGTCCCGAGTTCCAGTTCTTCGTCGCAGGGTGAAATCCATGAAGCGCGCCTACTCCACCATCGAGATCAAGTCCATCGACGAGGGCGGCGCCAAGCGCACCTTCCGCGGCATCGCCAGCACGCCCACGCCCGACCGCATGGGCGACATCGTCGAGCCCAAGGGCGCCCAGTTCGAGCTGCCGCTGCCGCTGCTGTGGCAGCACGATTCCTACGACCCCATCGGCTGGATCACCAAGGCCAGCGTCACCGACAAGGGCATCGAGGTCGAGGGCGAGATCGCCGACATCCCGGAGGCGGGCCCGCTGCGCGACCGTCTGCTCACCGCCTGGCAGTACCTCAAGAGCAAGCTGGTGCGAGGCCTGTCCATCGGCTTCCGCTCGCTCGAGGAGGCGCGCATCAAGGACACCTACAGCTACCACATCCTCAAGTGGACGTGGCTCGAGCTTTCCGCGGTGACGATCCCGGCCAATCAGGACGCGAGCATCACCGCCATCAAGTCGATCGACCGTCAGCACCTGGCCGCGCTGGGCCGCAAGGGGCCGCCGGACGATCCAACCCGGCCCGGCGCTTCGGGCCAACGCAGCGGGGCTCCCTCGGGAGCCCTTTCTCATTCCCGAAGCCAGAAAGGCAAGGACACCATGAACCTGAAAGAGATGATCGAGGCGCGCGCCACCAAGAACGCCCGCCTCAAAGAGCTGATCGACGCGCGCACCGCCGAGTCGCGCGCCTTCACCGACGAAGAGGGCGCCGAGTTCGACGCGTTGACCGACGAGGTGAAAGCGCTCGACGACGACATCCGCGTCGCCAAGTACCACCAGGTCAACGGCGCGCAAGCCAAGGCCGTCGACGTCGACGCCCACAACGGCCGCCGGTCGGGCCCGACCATCCTGGTGAAGAAGGAAGACCCGGACGACACGTTTAAGGGCCAGGCGCAGACCCGCCTGTTCATCGCCAAGGCGCTGGCCTTCATGTCGCTGAAGGACGGCAACTACGTCTCGCCGGCGCAGATCGCCGAGCAGCGCTGGGGCAAGTCGCATCCGAAGCTCGTGCAGTACATCAAGGCCGCCGTCGCCGGCGCCGGCACCGGCTCGGGCGAGTGGGGCGCCGAGCTGGCCCAGAGCGACACCCGCTACACGGGCGACTTCATCGAGTTCCTCTACAGCCAGACGATCTACGATCGCCTGCCGCTGCGCCCGGTGCCGGCCCGCATCCGCATCAAGGGCCAGGACGGTGCCGCCACCGGCTACTGGGTGGGCGAGAGCAAGGCCATCCCCGTCAGCATGGCCGACTTCTCCGACGTCGAGCTGCTGCCCCTCAAGGTGGGCGCGCTCGCCGTCTGCTCCAAGGAGTGGGTGCGCGACGCTTCGCCCGCGGGCGAGATGCTGATCCGAGACGCCATCGTCCAGGCCAGCAGCCAGCGCGTCGACACCACCTTCCTGTCGGCCGCGGCCGCCAGCTCGGGCGTGTCGCCGGCTGGCCTGCTCAACGGCGTGTCGGCGGTCAGCGCGACGGGCGTGGATGCCGACGCGCTGCGCGCGGACTTCCAGCTGCTCATGGCGCCGTTCATCGCCGCCAAGAACTCGCTGGGCCTGCACCTGGTCACCACGCCGTCCCTGGGTATGGCCATCGGCATGCTGGTCAACGCCCTCGGCCAGTCGGAGTTCCCGGGCGTCAGCGAGAACGGCGGCACGCTGTTCAACAAGCCGCTGCACACCGGCGACAACGTCGGCCCCGGCGACCTGATCGCGCTCAAGCCGAGCGACATCTGGAAGATCGACGACCGTGGCGTCGAGGTCAGCATGAGCGACCAGGCCACCATCGAGCAGAACGACGCCCCCCAGGGCGCCAGCGACACGCCCACCGCGGCGAGCGCCACGCTCATGTCGATGTTCCAGACCGAGTCCATCGCCTTCAAGGTGGTGCGCTCGATCAACTTCGCCAAGCGCCGCAGCCACGCGGTGCAGTTCATCGGCAACGCCAACTACGGCGTCGGCGTCGGCCAGACCACGTCCTGATCTCCTTGGTCTGAAACGACCCTTGGGCCCGGCTCCGGCCGGGCTCTTTTCGGAGCACTCCCGCATGAAGCTCATCGCCCGCAAGGCCATCACCTACAGCGGCGCGCGCCTGCGCGCCGGCCAGGAGTTCTCCGCAAAGAGCGCGCGCGACGCGCGCATCCTCCAGGCCGCCGGCCGCGCCGCCCCCTGCGTCGCGCCGCCGCCGGCCCCTCTGGCCACCGCCAAGCCCGCGCGCACCTACAAGCGCCGCGACCTGGTGGCCGAATCCCCGAATGCACCACCGGCGGCCATCGGCGGGTTGGCATCCGCGGCGGAGGCGGGCGGCGAGCGATCCTCGCCGCCCGCCAGCACGGCCTCGCAGGCGTCTGCGACCGCCGATCAAGCGCCCGTCGGCGAGAGCTGATGCGCCTGCCCTTCGGCCTCCAGCTCACGCGCCGCCAGAAGGCCGCGCCCGCGCTGTCGGGCGTGGACGACAGCCGCGGCTGGTTCCGCATCTTCGACTGGCGCACCGGCGCCTGGCAGCAGCACGCCGGGGAGGAGGTCACCGACCCCCTCCAGCAGAACTGGGTCTTCGCCTGCCGCACCCTCATCACCAGCGACATCGGCAAGCTCCGCCTGCGCCTGGTGGAAAGGCGCGGCCGGATCTGGGTCGAGACCACCAGCCCCGGCTACAGCCCGGTGCTGCGGAAGCCCAACCACTTCCAGACGCGCCAGCAGTTCGTCGAGAGCTGGATCGGGAGCAAGCTCGACGCCGGCAACACCTACAGTCTCAAGGTGCGCGACGGGCGCCAACTGGTCGTCGCCCAGTACGTGCTCGACCCGCGGCGCGTCACCCCGCTCGTTGCGCCCGACGGCAGCGTGTACTACCGCCTCGCCGAGGACGAGCTCAACAAGCTGCCTTTCGACATCGAGGCGCTGCCGGCCAGCGAGATCATCCACGACCGGATGAACTGTCTCTTCCACCCGCTGGTGGGCGTGGCGCCGCTGTTCGCCGCCACGCTGCCCGCGCAGCAGGCGCTCAAGATCCAGGGCAGCAGCAAGACGTTCTTCGCCAACCGCAGCCAGCCGGGCGGCTTTCTCACCGCGCCGGCGCGCATCAGCGACGAGACCGCCAAGCGCATCAAGGACCACTTCGACACCAACTTCACCGGCGAGAACGCCGGCAAGATCGCGGTGCTCGGCGACGGCCTCAGCTACACCCCCGGCGCCGTCACCGCCACCGACGCGCAGCTCGTCGAGCAGCTCGGCCTCACCGCGGCGCAGATCTGCAGCGCGTACCACGTGCCGCCCTTCATGGTCGGCGCCGCCGACGCGCCGCCCTACGGCAACATCGGCCCCGCCGTCCAGCAGTACTACAACCAGTGCCTGCAGAGCCTGATCGAGGCAATGGAGGCCTGCCTCGACGAAGGCCTGGGCATCGGCGAGGGCGTCAAGGTCGAGGGCCGCGAGCTCGGCACCGAGTTCGACCTCGACGCGCTGCTGCGCATGGACAAGAAGACGCAGGCCGAGGTCGAGACCATGCTGGTGAGCCGCGGCGTGCGCGCGCCCAACGAGTCGCGCCAGGTCTTCGGTGACGAGCCCGTGCCCGGCGGCGACACGCCCTACCTGCAGCAGCAGAACTACTCGCTCGCCGCGCTCGCGCGCCGCGATGCGCAGGACAACCCCTTCGGTTCGCCGGCCCCTGTGCCGGCACCGGCGGTACCCGCCGACCCCGCGCTCGCCGACGAAGCCAAGGCCGCGCTGGCCGAGATCAAGGCCCTGGCGCAGGGGGCCACCACCCGCGCCGCCGCGGCCGAGCAGATCGCTGACCTGACCGTCTTCCGTGCGGCGATCGAGCGCGGCCTGCAGCGGGAAGAGGCCGATGTCGCATGACCTGCTGGCCGAAGACATCGAAGCGCGCGACGGCCGCGACGGCCGCCGCGGCCTGCCTGGCCGGCCCGGCCGCGACGGTGCGCCCGGCGAGCGAGGCCCGCGCGGAGAGAAGGGCGATCGCGGCGCCGAAGGAGCACCCGGCCGCGACGGTGCGCCCGGTCGCGACGGTGCACCAGGCCGCGACGGCAAAGACGCCACGCTGCCGCCGCCCGCGCCCTGGCACGTCAGCGTCGAGTTCGACGAAGCCGGTCGCACGCTGCACATGGACCTGGCCAGCGAAGACCCGACCCGTCCGCGCTGGCGCGTCACGCCGCACTGGACGGCCGGCCTGATGACCGGCGCTTTGATCACCCCCCTGTAAAACACCATGGCCAAGATCACCGACCCCGACCTGCTGGAAGACAGTGCCGTCGACGATGGCTCGCAGGAGGTGTTCATCAACACCGCCGGCAAGACCATCAAGCTCAACGTGGTCGGCAACCTGTCGAACACGGGAGTGCAGAACGAGAACGGCGTGGCCGGCAAGGCGCTTTACTCCTTCCTCAAGGAGGAGTGGCGCAACGACCCCCACGGCAAGAACCTGGCGGCGTTTCCGTTCCCGATGGTGCCGATCACCGACAACTACTTCGAGTTCGTCGATGGTTGGGACTTCCTCAACGACACCGCGCGCTACCTGATGCGTGATGTGGGCTGGACGGTCAAGAACACCAGCGGCAACGTCACCCAGAAGTGGGTCGCAATCAAGGGCCTCGGCGCGATCGAGACCAACGACCAGCTGTACTACCAGCAGTCATCCGGTGGCGCGTCGTCCAACGTGCAACTCACGGGTCAGCTCAACCAGGCCATCCAATATTTCCGCGACGACAACGGCAACGGCAACACGGCCGAGGGGTCCGACTTCGATCGCAGCACCTTCCTCAGCCTCTTCGCGCGCGAAGAAAGCCAGCTCTACGCCAAGGCGTCGCTGGCGAGCGTCGGCGAAACCGACCTCACGGCGCCCAAGGTCTACATCTACGGCCTGGGCACCGGCGCGGATTCCGACATCACCGACACCGACGCCAACGTGGCGGCCAACTCGCCGTACACGCAGATCCTGGTGCGCTACTTCGACCAGGCGTACACGCGCGACGTGGACAGCACCACCGACCGCAACTTCGGCGTCGTGGTCGATGTCGGCACCCACTCGGGCGTCGATGGAAGTTGTTCGGCCAGCGGCAACACGTTCACCACGGCCGAGGGCGGCATCACCGGCGCCAACTACACCGGCGGCACGCTCACGATCCACGAAGGCGCCAACGCCGGCACCTACACCATCAGCGGCACGCCCACCGCGACGGTGGTGACGATCACCACCACGTTCCCGAGCACGGTAGCGAACCAGAGCTTCACGCTCCAGCGGGCAACGCCGATTACCGCGACGGCCGAGCAGATCTACACCAAGGTGCAGTACCTGCTGCGCCAGGCTGCCGACATCGACTCCACAGACCAAAGCGTCACCGGCAAGACGGCGGATCAGTTGATGCACTTCGTCGGCGACACGCTGGTGTGTGGCCGTGATGCAGCGGGCAATGCGCCGAGCAATCCCAACGGCGGCGGCTCTGGAGTCGTCATCGAAGGCTTCTCCGCCACCGACACGAACCGCATCACCTTCTACGACAACACCAACACCGCCCGCACTTATCCGTTCGTGGCGTCGCTGACCATCAACTTCGGCGCCAACCTGCAAGGCGACGCGAGCGCGAAGTACTGGGTCTACTTCACTACGCTGCCCGGCGCCGGCAACGACTACGGCGAGGCTGGGGCGCTGATCGTGGACGACAACGCCGGGGCCGACATGGCCGGCGACGTGGGCGGTGCGCCGAGCATCGTCAAGTCCTTTAACTACGACGGCAACGTGCAAGGCGGCCGCACGGCCGGCACCGACGCCGACATCACCGTCGTGGGCATCGGCCTGGCCACCGGACAGTACGTCAAGGCCACCGCCACCATCGCGCGCAGCGTCAGCAACAGCGTGTCGCTCGTCGCGTCGCTCGAGCGCCAGTACACCAACCCCTGAAGAGGAGAAGCATGCTCACCACCGCACAAGGGCACCTCACCATCGTCGATGGCCGGGCCGTGTTCTGGAACGGCGCGCCTGTCACGGGCGTCGTCCAAGTGGCGCTGCACGCCGACGAAGACGAGGTCATCGTCAAGCTGCGCGTCGCCGGCAACGACGACGCGCTGTACGCCGAGCTAGATGCCGCCGGCATCAAGGTCAAGAAAGTGGGGGGCTGAGCAATGGAATTCCTGATGGTCGTGCCACCGGGGTGGCAAGAGTTGCCCAATGCCACCGCGTTCGTGCTCCAGTACACCGAGCTGCAGATCATCGACCTCGTCGAGCAGAACAGCCTCGGCGGGCTCGACGCGCTGCTGGAGGAATACGGACAGGTACCGTCGGGCAAGACGACCGCGGGCTTTCGCATGTTCCGCGAGGGCGGCGAGTTCCGCGTCTGGTTCACGCTGCAGGACCTGCCCGCCTGAGGCTGCCCATGCCTGCGATCCGCGACGCGACGTTCGCCTACGAGTCGGTCACCACCGACGGGGGTCTCACGATCCCCATTCCGGCCTACGAGGCGAACGATCTCATCTTCGTCTTCCTCTGCGGCGACACGGGCACGCCCACGGTGGCCGTCACCAGCGGCGGCACCTGGAACCAGCTCTTTCAGCGCGTCAACACCTGCTCGCTCACGGTGCTGTGGAAGTACGCGGCGGCCAGCGAGGCCGACATCGTGCTCACCGCCACGGTCAACGAGACCTACAGCGGCTGCGCGGTCACGGTGCGTGACGTGTACCAAGGCTACACCGTCGGCTCGCCGCCCGTTCGCTCCGACACCACCGCCACCGGCACGCGCATTGCGCTGCCCACCATCACCACCAGCGCTGCCGATTCGCTGTGCCTGGCGGTGATCTCCAGCGCGGGCACGTCTTCGTTCTCGTTCGTGGAAGACGCGCTGCAGGACCTGGTCAAGGCCGACGGCACGGCCGAGGGACTGGGCGTGGGCTGGTTCTTCAAGAAGGCCGCTGGCGTGACCACGGCCTACAACGCCACGTCGATGGCAAGCCAGAACGGCGCCAAGGCCGTGATCGAGGTGCGCGCGCCGGCCGGCGGGGCCACCGTCATCCCGGCCTACCCGGTGGCCGACGCTTCCATCCTGCTCACGCCTTCTCCGGGCATCGCCTACGACGGCAACACCGCGCTCGCAGCCACGGCCGACACGGCGTTCGGCACCAGCATCGCCGGCCGCACCTGCAACGACGGCACCGTGGCCACCGCCGTCATCGACATCGGCATCGACCGGGATGCGTTCCAGTCGTTCGCCGGCATCACCAACACTGCGGTGGCCGGCCAGATGAGCGGTGCGGAAACCGTCATGGCCGCCGCGCGCTACAACGTGGGCGCGCGCAACATCCTGGGCCACTTCCGCCACGCGGCGCCGTCGAGCAACCAGCGTCTGTCCACCGTCGGCTCGGGCCGTGGCGTGTGGTTCGGCATGCGCTCCGGCGCCACCAACGGAACCAACTTCAAGGTGTGGCAGGTGCACGGCGCCGACGCGCCATCGCCGCCCGGCAACACGCGCCCGTTCATCGTCGCCGCCGCGAACGCCGACCAGATCGCCAGTGCCGGCACGCTGAGCAACAGCGACGTGCGCAACTACGGCTTCTGGACCGGCGGCCTGGGCGTGCTCACACAGCAGGCCAGTTTCGGGCCTCTGTGGGCCATGGACACGATCACCCTGGCCGGTGGCAACGCCGCCGAGCCGATGACCATCCCCGCCGTCGTCAGTGCCGCGGCGCTGTACAAGGTGCGCTACTCGTCGCAACTGCAGGGCAGCAACCAGATGCTGTGCCTGCAGGCCATCCAGTTCGGCGACGGCGGCACCAACCCGCTGTACCTGCAGGTCAACGGTGGCGCGGTCGAGTTCCCGCAGCGCCGCAGCGTCAGCGCCAAGACGGTCAACTACAACGGCACCGACGACTCCGTCGGCTGGACGTTTTACCCCGGCGCGTCCGACACCATCGACCTTGCCGGCACCGCCTTTGCCTCGGCCAACAAGTACCACTGGCGCATCCATGCCTCGGCCAGCGCCAGTGCCGCCTACGACTTCGCCGGCGTCGCCCTCAACGGCGCCGGCGACGTGCAGTTGCGCGACGTGACAACGTTCCTGGGCATGTCGTTCACCGACTGCCCCACCATCACCCAGAACGCCGCGCCGCTCGACGGGTGCAGCTTCCTCGACAGCAAGGTCATCGTCGCGGCGCCGGCCGACCTGGCGGAAATCACCGATTGCGAGTTCGTCAGCAGCGGCACCGGCCACGCGATCGAGGTGGGCGGCAGCGCGGCATCGGTCACCTTCAGCGGCAACGTCTTCACCGGCTACGCCGGCACCAACGGCAGCACCGGCAACGAGGCCATCTACGTCAACATCGCCAGCGGCACCGTCACCATCAACATTGTCGGCGGCGGCAGCACGCCGAGCATCCGCACGGCGGGCGCCACGGTGGTGGTCAACTCCAACGTGTCGGTCACGCTCACCGGCCTCAAGAACCCGAGCGAGGTGCGCGTGTTCCTCGCCGGCACGCAGACCGAAGTGGCCGGCACCGGCGCCGAGAACGTCACCACGGGCTCGCACGCGTTCTCCGTCGGCTCCGGTGTGGCGGTGGACATCGCTGTCCTGGCGCTGGGCTACCAGAACCTGCGCATCCTGAGCTACAGCACCACGGCCGACGCGGCCGTGCCCGTCAGCCAGGTGCTCGACCGGCAGTACGCCAACGCCTGAAGGACTGAGCACTTGTGGCAATCACCTTCGATGGACCGGCCAAGCTCGCCGTGCTCAGCGCCGGAACCACGCAGCTCAACGTGGCCGATCTGTACTCCCGCTGGAAGGACTGGGTGGCGCTCGGCAATGCCCAGTACCTGGAGATGTTCCGCCCCGTGGGCGGTGACCCGATCGACCTTGCCGCGGGCACCTCGATCCCGCTGTACGCCTTCCTGGCCAACGGCTGGCGCGTGCGCCCGCAGGAAGCAGACCACACGCTGGCCGTCAGCGGCGGCGTTCTGCTGGTCGATGGTGGCGGCGACCCGTTCGTCGACACGCTGGGGAGCTTTGTCGTGCGCGTGAACTACCAGCAGCCGGTGCAGGCCATCACGGTCGCCACGGGCGGCGGCGGTGGCGCGAGCGCCGCCGACATCGCTGCCGCCGTGCTCGCCGCCATGAACACCACCCCGCCCGGCGTGGACGTGCGCAAGGTCAACGGCTACACGGTCACGGGCGCCGGCGTGGCCGGCAACCACTGGAGGCCGGCGTGAGCACCTGGGGCGACGCCTGGGGCGCGGCGTGGGGCGACAGCTGGGGTGCCATCGACGTGGCCGTGCCGCCGGGCGCTGGCGGCGGCCGCTACGTCGCCCTGCAGCGCCCGGTCGAGCCCGAGCGCGCCAACGAGATCCTGCTGCTCCTGGCAGCGCAAATCGCCATCGGAACGGTGCATTGATGAACCCCATCGAGAAAATCGCAGACGACTGCGTGGCCGCCGTGCGCGACTTCGTGCGCCGCCAGGTGCAGACGGTGACCGTGCGCCTGGCCGCCGTGGAGGAGCGTCTGCGCACGCTGCCGGCCGACATGTCGCAGCTCAAGGGCGAGCGCGGTGACGACGGCGCGCCAGGCCGCGATGGCATCAACGGCAAGGACGGCGCCCCCGGCGAGCGCGGTGCCGACGGCGCCCCCGGCCGCGACGGCATCAACGGCAAGGACGGTGCCCCCGGCGAGCGCGGTGCCGACGGCACGCCAGGCCGCGACGGCATCAACGGCAAGGACGGTGCCCCCGGCGAGCGCGGTGCCGACGGCACGCCCGGCCGCGACGGCATCAACGGCAAGGACGGTGCCC